TTGCAGTTCTGCTTAAACCGCCAATCATGTGGATTAAACCAAAGCCGTAAAAGCCTAGGCCTGGAAGAAATTTAAAATGAGTAAAATAAGGAATCTTAGTTTTATTAACGTCACCTATTTCATAGTTTCTTCTTATTGATAAAACTTTTCTTGTAGAGTTATCTATTGTTACAATGTATGGAATTTTTATTCCAGAAGGAGTACCATCTTGATCTGCATCTTCAAAACCTTCTATGTCTAAATCAACATGACATTCTAATAAAGTATACACATCATCATCTTGTGTTTTTCTTTGTCCTTCTAACTCTCTTTCTTTTTTCTCAACATCGTCTTCTGTATCTCCAGGTGTACCTAATTCTATATCTAAATAGAAACCATTGACTTGTTGTTTTCTTAAATCATTTTTAGAAACTTTTACCCGATGAATAATCGCTTCCGCATCGTCTAATGAGGTAGCTGTATACGGAACGATTAAGTCATCTGCCGGTACGAACTTTGATGTAGCTTTCTGCGTAAGTTCATCATAGTAAACTTTTTTAAAAGCTGACCCTGCAAGAGGAAGATAAAAGAGCAGTTGATCAAAGTCGGGCTCATAGTCTTTCATTTTTTCCATGAGCTCGTAATTCATAAAATCTTCAACACGTTGTGCTTGTTGTGTTTTTGCTTCGTTAGGTGCACCAATAACTTGAGTTCTTACTGGTCCATCTGCTGGCAATAATTCTTTGTAAGCTAAAGCTTGAAACTGAGTAACAGCTTCTGCAAGAACTGGGTGAGTTGCACCACTAGCTCCTTGAAAAGGTTCTGTTCTCATGTCATATTTAAAACCTAATAAATCTAAACCTTGAGTGTAAGAACGTTCCCATTCTTTTCTACCCATTTGATAATCTTGATATTTTTGAGAAAGGTCTGAACCCATCTCTTGTAAAACTTCTTCTGGTAAAAATTCTGCTAAGTTTGCGTAGTGCTCATCTCCACCTTCTGGTTGAGCTGCCGCTGGATCAAAATCTATTTGTACTGATCCGTCTTCTAATTCTGTTGTTTCTATGGGCCCTGGTGCTTGTTGCTCTTCTACTACTTCTTGTTCTACCGCTTCTTGAATTACTTCTTCACCCGGTATAACTGCCGAACCTCTTGGTCCTTGCGTCAGGGACTTGTCTATTTTGTCTGCCATTTTTTATTTTCTCCAGTTTCACTGTCTTAACAGTATTATAGTTAATATTCAACCCTTGAGGCGTG